ATCCACCTGAATTCGAACGGCTACTGGTACATCGCCACGCAGTTCATCGTTCCGATGCTGCAATCGCTATAAGGGGCATTCATGTTCTTCGGCTTCGCTCCACTTTCCGGTGCGCCGTTCAGCGGCCAGCCGCAGGCGCCCGCCACGATCCAGCCGGACCCGCGCTACGCCCGCCCGCTGTCCGATGCCGGGGCGGGTCCGTGGACATCCTCCGACGGCGGATCGCTGGCCGATGCGGTCAAGCAGGACGACGGCATCACCATGAACGCCAACGCACCGGGCACGTGCGAAATAAAACTCGGGCCGGTCGTCGATCCGCAGACCAGCTACGGCCAGGTCGTGCGCTACAAGGCGGGTTCCAGCGCCGGCAGTGGCTTGACCGTGCGACTGAAACAGGGCGCAACCGTCATCGCCGCCTGGACCCATGCGTCCCTGCCTGCCGCGCAGACCGTTTTCACGCAGGTACTGACCTCTGCGCAGTGCGACAGCATCACCGACTACACCAATCTGCGCTTTGAATTCGAGGCGCTGTAAATGGCCGTCATCGTCGAATGGGCCGTGTTCGATGCCGCACATCCGGCAGTCGACATCCAGGTGGGGTTCGCCGAGTTCGACGCGCGCGGCGACGTCGTGGACGTCACGGTCGGCTTTGCCGAATTCGATACGCAAGGCGTCATCACCGATGTCACGGTCGGCTGGGCCGAGTTCGACACGCGCGAGCCGCCAGCGCAGATTTATGGTGGCGGCGGCGCCGTGTCGCGTTACCATGACGAAGATGCACCGAAGCAATATAGAATTCGCGTGCACGTCGAGAGCGACGAAGAAGAACAGATCATCCTGAACCTGATTATGGAGTTTGCCCGCCATGTCCTTTGAACACTGCCTCTCCCTGCACGGCCTGAGCGACAAGTTGCCCGTGCAGGACATGCGCGAGGAAGCCAGCCACTACGTCGAGAACGATGGCATGACGATGGCCGAGGCGCTGGAACGCGTCGTGTCCGAGCACCTGGAGAACGCGCGCGCCGAAGAACAGAACATCCTGCAGACCGTGGCCGACGCCTACGACAAGCGCGGCGGCAAGTCGGCGGGCGAGCTAATGCGCGCGCGCGTGCAAAGCGAAAACCCGTTCCTGTCCTTCCTCGGCCAGCACGGCGTGCACACGGACGAGCGAAGCGACACGGGCGGCGAAGCGACGCGGCCCGCGATGATCCCGGGCTACGGCGCCCTGTACCGCAAGAGCGGCGCGCGCATGGACGAACTGGCGCAGCGCGCGCACGAAGCGGGGTTCCTGTCCAGCGATGACATGCAGGATTCGACCGACAACGGCGGCACCCGCAAACTGGCCGACATGATCGAACGCGCCGTGCACCGGAAAGAAGTGATCCAGCCGGCGTCGCGGTCCGAGCCCGCCGCGTCGGACCGCGACGAGGAACTGTTCGCCGAAGCCGAAAAACTCGGCATTGACACGACTGGAAAAACCGCAGATCAGGTATATGATGAAGTGGTGGCCGCGCACGCCGCAGGCTTTACCGATGACGAGGCGCACGCGCTGGTCGAGGCGGCGCACGACGCCGACATCGACCTGGACGCGGGCGTGCCTTCCAACCTTGATACCGATGAGGAACTTGATGCAATCTTCGGACCCCAAAGCCGCACCACTCAAGCAAGCGCTGGCGAAACTCAAGAAGGTGCCGCCGAAGCTGCGCCGGGCCGTGCTGACGAAACTGGCAACGCGGAAGAAGGCGCCGACGACGCCGTAACGGAACGCAAAGATGACCCGTACACTCGAGACTTGTTCGGTGGCCAGGACCTGTTCGACGACATCGCCGTCCGGCCTGGCACGCTCGAAGCGCAAAAGCAAACTGCCCGCGCCGCCATCTCGGACCTGGCCCGACGGCTCGGCATTGATCGTATCAACCGACGCAATCGTGATGATGGAGGCAACGTCTCCGTACTCGGCTCACGACTGCTTGCCAACTTCCTCGCAGGAAAACCCAACCAGCTTGTCGGGCAAGTAGCGAAAACGCCGGCCGACCTGGCCGTGCTGGCGCAGGTGTACCGCGACCCGCGCTTCGAAACCTTCCGCGTGTTCTACACCGACCGCGACGGGAAGATCGTCGGCGAAGCCGGCTACACGTCGCGCCTTGCCGCCTCCGTCAGCATGCCGGGCGATCTTCTGCAACAAATGCAGGCCGACAAGGATCGTTTCGGCGCCAACGGTTACTACCTGCTACATAACCACCCGAGCGGGAAATCGGAGCCATCGAAAGCCGACATCCACATGACGCGCCACGTCGACCAGAACCTGCCTGGGTTCCAAGGGCACGTCGTCATCGACCACAACGAATATTCGGTCATCCACAACTGGGGCGAGGAAACCATTCAGGCGCCGCACCTGAACGGCACCGACTTTACCGGCATGCCTGAGATGGAACACCAGATGCTTGGCGTGCGCCTGACCAGCCCGGATGCAGTGGCGCGGGCGGCCAAAGCGCTGCAGGTTCCGAATGGCCACGCGACGCTGATCTTGACGACCGCCCGAGGCGACACGCAGTTGCTCGTCGATGTGCCGATGGCTGCGCTAGAAAAGGCGACCAGTGGTGACGGCATCACGCGCGTCAAGGCGCTGGTGCGGCGCATGACGCGCGAGGCTGGCGCGGGCGGGAACCGGTTCATGGTACTTCCGGCCGGCGTGAATCTCGACCACGTGCCGTTCCTGCGCATGCTGGGACACGGCGTCGTCACCGACGTGGTCAGCGCAGATGGGCAGTCGTTGCAGGGCCAGGGTTTCTACTACCCAGGCGATTTCATCAACAAGGTGAAATCGAAGTCGATCCGCGTTGCCGAACCGGTCGAAGAATCAGGCGACCGCCGCGCCGAGGATCGCGGCACGCCAGAGCGCCGCATCCACACCGTCCAGGTGGACGGCGTGCGCCGCCCCATCGAGAACAGCAAGGGCGTGCCGGTCGCCGAGGACATGAACAAGCAGTTGGCGTTTTATCGCTGGTTCGGAGACAGCAAGGTGGTCGACGAACAGGGTAGGCCGCTGGTGGTCTACCACGGCACCAATGTGGACTTTGCACATTTCAATGAAGGCGCAGCCGGGTCGTCGTGGGATGCGGGAAAACTCGGCAAGGGATTCTATTTCAGTACCGATCCACGCCTCGCTGGTAGCTATGCGATGAATGCCCGCGCCAAGACGCGCGAGGACGCCGCACATATCATGCCGGTCTACCTGCGCGTCGAGAACCCGCTGGAAATCGGGCCGTTGGACTGGAAGGCGGGCGAAAACCTGTGGGACAAACTGCGCGACTTCTCCGAGCAGGCTGGAATCAAGATCGACCCGGTGAGCGACCCTGACAGCAACCAGCCGAACCCTGCATGGTCCGAGCCATTCCGCGATGCATTGAGGCGGTTCGGATACGACGGCGTGCGCTTAAATTTCGGCGACGGCCATCAGGAACTTGTTGCATTTGATCCCGAGCAGATCAAGAGCGCCACCGGCAACAGCGGCGCATTCGATCCGTCCAACCCGTCCATCGTTGCCGAGCCCGGCACCAACTACACGCCCGAGACGCCCGAGGTGCCGGACAACATGCGCACGAAAATGGCCAAGTTGATCGGCCGCCCGGTGGCGCAGTTGCGGTCGGCCGCGCACAACATCGGCATGCTGGTCAGCCCGATGACGGTGGGCACGCAGAAGGCGCAGGCGCTGGCCAAGGATTTCGCCAACAACATGCGTGTGGCCACGGCGCAGTGGAACGCGTTCGACGCCGTGCTGCGCAACAACTACAACGACGCGCAACTGCGCAAGATGTGGGAAGCGGCCGACCAGGAAAACGATCTGCGCCGCGAGGGCAAGACCTCAAGCACGAAAGGGCTGAATTCCCTGCCGCCCGACCAGCGCGAAACCGTGGAGGTGCTGCACGCGTACGGCGAACAGTTGTGGCAGCGCGCCAAGCAGGCGGGGCTCGTGAGCGAAGACGCCGAGGGCGTGCACTACTGGACCCCGCGCGTGGCCGCCAACATCTACGCCGACGGCAGCACGGACGCGCTGCGCCCGCAGGCTGGCGAGTTTTCCAAGGAAGCCAGGAACCTCAAGACCAGCGCGTCCAGCACGAAGCGCCGCATGCACGAGACGACGGAGGAATCCGAAGCCGCGCTCAAGGCCAAGCTGGGCGAGGATGCATCGTATGTGAAAAACATCCGCGTCATGCCGATGGCGATGGCGCAACTGGAAAAGGCTATCGCCGGGCGCACGCTGGTCAACCAGATCAAGGCGCACGGCCAGGCGGCCGGCGCGGAGCTCGTGTCGGAAGATGGCGGCCCGAACTTCGTGACGTTCGACCACCCGGCGCTGAAGCGTTTTGTCCCGCGCACCAAGCAGGTCGACGGCAAGACCGAGATCGTGACCGATGCCGACGGCAACCCGATCATGGACCGCGCACCACTGTTCGTGCACAAGGATTTCGCCGGCCCGCTGAAAGCCGTATTCACCGGCAACCACAACGCGGTCTACCGCGCCTTCATGGCGATGAAGGGCATGTCGATGAGCCTGATCATGATTTCCCCGATGACCCACAACGCGGTCATCTGGGGCAAGGCCATGCCGTCGCTCATCTCGTCGATGGGCTGGCGCAACAATCTGAAAAACATCGGCACATTCGGCGCTTATACCTACGTGACGGGCCGCCAACTGCGCAAGGACCACGCGCTGTTCAACGATCTGGTCAAGGGAGGATTGGTACCCATCGGCGGGCGCGGCATGAACCCGGACATCGAGGCCATCGGCAACGGCCTGAAACCGGGGCGCTCGCTGGCGGCCAGGGCGCTCGGCGCCGTGCTCGACGTGGCCAGCACCAGGGCGGGCGATGCCGCGCGCAAGGGCGTGGATGCAGTCGGCCACTTCTGGCACGAGACGCTGCTGTGGGACCGGATCGGAGACATGCAGGTCGGTATGGCCGTCCAGATGCGCAACCACTTCATGGACCATGGTATCGACCAGTACACGGCCACGCGTATCGCCACGTTCTTCGCCAACCGATACGCCGGCGCCGTTCCACAGGAAGCCATGAGCCAGGCCGCGCACGCGTTCGGCAACATCATGCTGTTTTCGAAATCGTTCACGATGACCAACCTGGGCGCGATGAAAGACCCGATCGTCGGCCTGCCGGGCGACGTGCGCGCGCAGATCATGGAGCACTTCGCTGCGCTGAACCGCGCGATGGGCAAGACCGACATCGAAGCGATGGATGCCGCAGGCGACGTGCTGAAACAGGCACAGGCCGCGACGAGGAAGAAGGCCGCCATGATCCTGATGGCCGACTTCGGCGCCATGGCGATCATCACCACGCTGATGCAGGCGTGGCTCAAGGGCGACGATGGAGACGACTTTAAACGCGATCTGCTGGAGCGCGCGCACGCGCTGGGCGTGAAACTTGATAAGGAAAACCCGTTGGCCTTCATGGGGCCGACGTGGGGCAAGGCGGGGCTGGCGCTGGCGCTGGCGCGCCACCCGTTCGAGAACCTGGAGATGTTGTCCCAGACCCACGACAACCCGCATGGCAAGCAGGACCGTATCCGGCTGGGCGAAGACGAGCACGGCAACACGTATTACATGCGCCTGCCGGTGGGTAAAGTCGTGGAGGAAATGAAGAGTTACACGAACCTGTCGAGCGCATCGAGCCTGATCGATGCCAAGGCCAGCCCGCTCGTCAAGGGACTGGCGGAAGCCAAGGCCAACAAGGAATTCAACGGCAAGCAGGTGTATGACGAGGATGCGAATCTGCTGGTGCAGGGCGCGCAGGTGATGGGCCATCTGTTGAAATCGCAGGTGCCGTTCGACGACTTCGTGGCCCTGAAGAACCTGGCGACCGACAACCAGCACAAGGGCGGCAAAGTGCGCATGCTGGGCATGGACCTGGACATGGACGAAGCGAAGCTGATGGGCACCGCGACCGGCCTGTCCGTGTCGAAGCTGACCGGCGGCGACGCCGTGGCCGAGATGCGCTATGCCGCGCGCGAGCAGCAGGCCAAACTCAGCAACGTCATGCCCGACGTCAAGGACGCCGTGATGCGCGGCGATACGGATAAGGCGCAGAAACTGCTGATCGACGCCGGGCAGACGCCGAAGGAAGCCGGCCGTTTGATCCTGACCATCATGGCGCCGAACCGCATCACGGCGGGCCGCATGCGCAAGGTCCTCGAACACGCCTCCCCCGAGGAAGTCGAGCGCATGCAGAAGATGATGCAAAGCAAATAACGAAGCGCCTGCCGGACGGCATTTTGTGGTGCTGTCCGGCAAAAATTTCTTTCTCCAAAGATTGCCCGGAGGTAAAATCGCCGCATCCTCCTACATCTAAACCGGGCCTCCGATGGACAAACAACAACTCGCCGATCATGGCTTCAATCTGTTCGGCCACGAGGGCATGCGCGCCACCGTTGAATCCATCGCCGGCAGCCCCAAGGTAGCGGCGGTCGTCGCCACCAGTACCGCCGGCATGGGGCTGGCCGCCAAGCTGGAAATGTTGCAAAGCGCCATCGGCATGTTCAGTCTGTGCGTGGGCGCTATCACCGGCTGTGTGGTGCTCGCCATCCAGTCCATCAAGCTGATCCGGATCTATCGATCCTGGACCCCGAACAAGCCGGACGCGCAGGAGTAGATCATGAGCGCGTTCGACAAGGCATTCGCCAGCATCGACATCATCGAGGGCGGCTATTCCAACCGCGATAAATCGGCGGACCCTGGAGGTGCCACAAATCACGGCGTGACCGAACGCGTCGCCCGCAAGTGGGGCTATACCGGCGACATGCGCGACCTACCGACCGACGTGGCGCGCCAGATCGCCAAGACCGAATACTGGGATCAATACCACTGTGACCAGTTGCCGGACCTGCTGGCCTATCAGGTTTTCGACACTGCCTACAACGGGGGCTACCCGATCAAGTGGTTGCAGGAATGCCTGGGCGTGACGGCCGACGGCATCATCGGCGCGCGCACCATCGCTGCGGCCCGCGCCTGTGACCAGTGGAAGGTCATCGCGCTGTTCAACAGCAAGCGCATCGGCTACCTGACGAACCTGAACAACTGGCCGCAGAACGCCAAGGGCTGGGCGCGGCGCATCGCTTTTAACCTGTCGAACGGAGCCTGACTATGTGGCCGACCCTGATTCCGATTCTCGGCAACCTGTTCGACAAGATTTCCCCCGACCCCAAGGCGGCGGCCGACGCCAAGCTGGAAGTCATGCGCCTGGCGCAGACCGGCGAACTGGCGCAACTGAACGCCGACCTGCAACTGGCCACCGGCCAGATCGAAGTCAACAAGGTGGAGGCAGCGAACCAGTCGCTGTTCGTCTCGGGCTGGCGTCCTGCCGTTGGCTGGAGTTGCGCGCTGGCCTTCGCCTTTAAATTCCTCGGCGGGCCGTTGGTGTTCGTGGTGGCGCAGTGGATCGGTCACCCGATCACCCTGCCGCAATTCGATTTCACGGAAATGAGCACGGTCCTGATGGGCATGCTCGGACTGGGCGCCATGCGCTCGGTCGAAAAAATCAAAGGACTGCCATGAAATACGTCCACCCCGATGTGCTCGACAACGGCCCGGCGCACCTGCGCGCCAGCGCCACGCGCGCGCTGCTGCTGCCGGATTTCTCGCAGAGCACCACATACGCGCAGGCCATCGCCAGCGCGATCATGAACGTGCCGATCTCGTCCACCGACTTCGTTCTGGCCAACGAGGCGACAGGCCGCAAGGTCATCTTCAACGGCGTGGTGGGCGTGGCCGGCGCCACCATCGACGCGGGCGCCCCGCTGCACATCGCGCTGGTCGACAGCACCAGCCGCATCCTGCTGGTGAATAACGAGTCGAGCCGCGTCGCCATCGGCACCGGCAACCGCTACAAGATTCCGCCGATCACCTACGTCAACCCCCAGCCGGAATAAAGACCGCCATGCCGAAAATTAGCACTGTCCTCAAGGCCCAACTGGACGCATGCACGACCAAGCTGCAATGGGCGAACACCGTCAAGACGGCGCTCGGCAATAACCGCCGCCTGCGCGCCTTTCGCGACGCCAACGCTGCCGCCACCGACCCTGCCGCCACTGGCACCGAATTCCTTAACATGGCCGTCACCGGCGACATGACAATCACGTCCGGCAACATCACCGGGTTCGGCATCACCAGCAACACCACTGTGAATCTCGCCGCCGACCTGTCGACTGGCGCATCGGTCCTGCGCCTGGAAGGCAATGGTCACACCATCGATTACACGCTGGGGCTGGATGGCTCTGGCAAGGAATTCACGTTGCCCGCCAGCCCGACGGGTTCCAATAACATCGGCTTCGCGTTCGCATCGACCGCCGGCACCAAGGCGCCGCGCCTGCTGGCGTCCGGTACCGGCCCTGCCGCGCCGACGATCCGCTCGGCCACGCCCACCATCATCGAGCTCGTCGACTGGACCGATCCAGCCAGCCCGGTCGTGGTCGGCATCGCCACCTTCAGCGAGGCGAACCGCCAGGACGACTGGGTATTCCAGAACCCCGAGATGGCCGCCGAGATCGGCGACGTCGCGATATACCAACTGGACGACACCATCAAATGGACCAGCCCGATCGCGCCGCGACGCTTCGAACTGGGCGGGCTCCTGCTGATCGCGTCAAACTACAACAGCATCGACGGCACCGTGCCGCTGGAACAGATTCCCCTGTGGTTCAAGCCTTATGGGCGCTGGAGCACGTATCCGTACATGGACACGTTCGTGCGCGCGCAATACCCGGTCGTCGATGGCTCCACCTGGCCCGTAACCTACGGCGACTGCTCCAACGCGGCCACGGCCGACCGCACCGTCCTGCCGCCCTTTAAAATCAACCTGTACACGGCGGCCGGCTACAACGGCGGCGCGCCGGGCCGCACGCCGCTGTACACGCACGAGTGGAAAGCGTTCAACGACAAGCCGACGTTGCCGATCAACTCGCCGCAACTGTCTGAGGTGCAGACGGTCAACGAGCCGGCCATGCCGCGCTTCAACTGCGCGCAGATCCTACCGTGGCAAAACATCCGCACGCGCCTGTCGTCGAAGGCAAAAAAATATTTCGCGGGCGTCGAGGCGTTTTCCTACGATGGCGATTACGCGGCCAAGGCCGGCCCCAGCTCGAACGCCTATTTCCCGCAAGGCGCCTACGACCAGGGACAAGCCGACAGTATGGCGCACTGGTACGCACTGCCGCCGTACCCGCTCGCGGCCGACCCCGCCCTGGACAATGCATACCTGACGGCCTACGAATCGCGCCCGAAAGATCCGGGCCTGTTCACCAACCGCGACCACTACCCGCATTACCGTGCGATGGGCTGGAGGTATCAGCCTGGCTCCGTGAGCGGCCACGACTGGATCACCGGCAAGGGCGGCGTGCGCTTCGACCGCTCCGTGGCGCCGTCGTGCCTGGCTATCTACGCATCGAACCAGAACTGGCTACGCCCCGAGGGCAATGTCCCGATCCGCGACATGATCGACGCGTGGGGCATGGCGTATTTCAACCACTCGAACCACTGGATTCGTAACGCCTTGACGGGAGAATCCATGCCGAAGGCGAACGTACTGGCCGGCACCGACCTGTTCGTTGGCGCCTACTATGGCATCGAGACGGCCTATGCGGCGCTGGGCCAGCCGAATGGGCCGCAAGTGTCGATTGATACCTGCGGCATCGTCAACGGAAAAGGAAGGTGGAAGACGCACAACGACCCGGAAGGCTTCCTGTACTACTCGGGCTGGAACCGCGATTCGCTGCACAGCTACGCGAACGCGGCATGGTGGGCCGTCATGCTCAACAGCCCGATGCACGCGATCGCCGCGCGCCATGATTTCGAAACCGAATGGATGAGCGCACTGGGCGACGCCAAGCCGACCGCCAACCCGCTCGCCTACTACGGCACCCGCGTCCACGCCTGGCGCATGCTGGCCTACGTCATGCAATGGAAGGTCGCCAGCGAACACCCGCTCGGTTACTCGAAAGAGGAAGTCGAGGCGCGCCTGCAGATCGAACTGGAATTGATTTACGACCTGATCTACAAGCCTGCCTTCATCGACAATGCGCAGACCATCTATTCCGCCTGCATCCGCAATCTCGGCACCGGCTGTTCCGTGTCCGGCAACAATTACCAGACCGTCGGCGGCTCGCTCGGGCTGTACATGGTCCATGTCCTCGTCTTGATGCGCCAGTTCGGCATGTGGGCTGCCATGCGCCAGCGCTCGTTCAAGTGCAAGGCCGTGCTGGAAATGATGCTGCGCAACCTGGACCTGTTCTGCATCGACTACATGGTGGATACCGACGGCCGCGACAGCTATTACCCGGTGGCACTGACGGGCAAGAGCGACATCAACCAGTACACCGTCGCCGATGTCCCGGCTAACTGGGTTGCGCAAAAACAGATGCTGGACGTCTATCAGCCGACCTTGCCGGCCAGCACGTCAGCAGGCGACGCGGCCAACTATGGATCATCGCGCCAGTTCAAAAATTGGTTCGTGACGTGGAACGATCGCGCCGCCGAGCATCCAGGCTGCGCCCACCTGTACATGCAGTACCTGAAAGCGCGCGGCGTGTACTGGCCGGAATATCCGGCCCCGCGACTTGAAGCGGCCATCGCGAAGATGCAGGGCTACTACGACCAGTATCAGGCCAAGCGCGTAGCCGGCCTGGCGTACAAGATGGCCTACCTGTTCCCGTCGCACGGCGCCCTGCTGCCGCCAAGCGAACTCGGCCCCAACTGATCAACCACAAGGACCATCATGCAAATTGTGACTCTCAAGGTCGGCAGCGCGGGCACCGGCCGGGATTATGCAACCCTGCCGCTGGCATGGGCCGCGATCCCGGCCGATCTGGTGGCGGCTGATAAATCGTATGTGCTGGAGCACTACAACGATTCCGAATTCGTACAGAACACGCAGGTCACGCTGTCCGGAAAGACCACGGATGCCACGCACACGATCACGATTCGACCGGCTGCCGGCCACGGCTTCGCGAACAACGTGAACGTGGCCACCAATGCGCTGCGCTACAACATCGCCAACGGCGTCGGCTTCAAGGGGACGCTCAACGGCGCGATCATGATCCAGAACAGCAACCCTTACACGACGGTTGAAGGGTTGCAGATCGACACAGGCGGCACCAATGCCTGCGGCGGCATCGCCGTTACCGATCCGACGGCCATCGTCCAGAACTGCCTGGTTGAATATTCGGGCACCGATACGCGCACCGACCCCACCGCGCTGACATCATTCGCAACGTCGATCCACGCCGGTACCTTCCGCAACATCGTGATCGTGCTGAAGGCGGCCAACAGCTACGGCGCCCGCTGCTACACCAACAGCGCGGCACTGATCGAGAACGTGACCGTACATCGTCTGCCATCGCTCGCGCGCGGGCAGTACGGGTTTTACGGGAACTACGGCAGTTTCGTCGGCAGCAAGACGTTCCGCAACGTGGCCGTATTCGGCGCCGATTTCACGATGCAGCCGACCTATGGCACCTATGACCACTGCGCCAGCGACGGCACGCTGACCGTGGCCGGCAGCGGGCACCTGCAAAACGTGGCCGCCACCAACGTGTTCGTCAATACGACGAGCGATCTGCGCCTGAAAGCGGGAGCGCCGCTGATCGACGTCGGCGCTGCGCCTGGCGCCACCAATACGGTCACGATCAACGGCAACCGCCAGATGGGCACGTCCGCCGATATCGGCGCATGGGAATACCCGAATGCGCTGTCCGCGCCGCTGGGCAAGATCACCAGCATCACCGTCGTCGGCAACAAGGCCACGATCGCCGGCACCTTCACGGGCACCGTCACCGGTGGCCAGGCCAGCATCACGCCGCTGGTTTTGTCCGGCAACAACGCGGTGGCGCAGGGGCCGCTCAACATGACGATCGGTTCCGGCACCTTTACGATCGACTTCAACGGCTGCAAGGTCGGCAAGTACAGCGTGACGGCGATGCTGTCGAACTCGGCCTACAACGTCCAGGCCAGCAACGATGTCGGTGGCTTCGAGATCGAGGGCGGCAAGGCGCTATCCGTTGTGCAGGACCCGATCGCCGGGCAGATCCTGACCGTGCACGGAACCTGCAGTAACGCGACGTCGGGCTTTCTGGACGTGCCGCCGGCAGCGAGCAATCCGAACGGCGCGGTAGAGCAGGTGGCGGCCCTGACGATCAATACCGGCGTGATCCCCAACACGTTCACGGCTTCGGCGACGCTCGCGCCCGGCAATTACGATCCCGGAACCCTGACGTTCACCAATGCGGACGGCACCAGCTTGCCGTTCGGCGGCATGTCGGCCGTGACGATCTACGCCATCAGCGGCAATCCGGACGCGCCGGCGCAGTCCACGGCCGACACGACGGCCCCCTCGATGCCGGGCACGATGAGTATCAGCAACGTCACCGCCACGAGCATGCTGGCGCAGTGGAGCGCCGGCACGGACAACATCGGCGTGGTGTCGTACGAGTTCAGCCAGGACGACGGCGCCACCTGGATCGACGTCGGAAATGTCCTGTCCAAGCAACTCAACGGCCTGACAGCCAGCACGCTCTATAAACTGCGCGTGCGCGCACTCGATCCGGCCAGCAATCGGTCCAATGAACTGTCGGCGCAGGACACGACGTTACCCGCATCGAGCGGCGGGCCGACGCCGGGCAACCGCACGGTCACGCTGGCGCTGTTCACGCCGAGCGACGCGCCGGCCGCCAACCTGTCCAGCCTGCGCTGGGCATGGTTCGACCAGGTCACGCCAGACTTGTTCACGTCGCCGACCGACAAGGGTACGCTGGAGACGACGGACGCTGGGGGCACGCTCACGATCGCGCTGCCGAACTCGCAACTTGCGGCCGGCGCAACGGGCTGGCTGATCGTCACCGACAGCGGCGGCAATCCGGCGCTCCTGCATAACGCATTCAGCGGCCCGCTGGTGGTGGCGTAATCATGGACCGCATCTTCTCCCCGCAGAAAACCGCCGCCGGCCATGCGATCTATGGTCCCCAGTTCTACGTCGAACAGCCCGACAACGACGTCATCGAACTGACGGTGGACGGGCCGGTCGTGATCCGCTCGACGCTCGGCGCGCTGTCGCTGGCGCACCCCGGCGCGGCGGCCGATACCTCGTTCGTGCCAGCGCCGCGTGCGCGCTGCATCGTGCTGGGCAGCCGCGACAACCGCATCTACCTATAACCCCGCGTTCTCCTGTGCCGCGTCCGCGCGGCCTTGCCTCGGCAGTCAAATGCCGGGGCTTTTTTATTTCCACAACACATTACTTGCGTTATCATTCCAAGCGGTAACATTCCAATCCGAAACTAACAGCAAGGAGAACCCGATGAAACAAAAGAAGGATGACGATGCGCAGGCGCGCGCGGCGCTGGCAGAAAAGCAAGGCGCGTTGCTCAACCAGTTGATGCTGGAAGCCGGCATCAAGAACGATGCGCACCTGTCGCGGCTGGTCGAGATGAGCCCGCCCGTGATCAGCAAGTTGCGCAACGGCTGGCTGCCGATCGGCGCCACGATCCTGATCGCTCTGAACGAAGTCACCGGGCGCAGTATCCGCGACATGAAGCAGGCGCTGGGGTATCCGGTGCTGGCGCGCCTGGCCGCGCAGTGCGAAGATGTCGCGCATCATCCTGTCTAACTTGGAAGGGCAACATGAAAAACGCAATCATCGAAGAAATAGCCGGTAACTGGGAGGTAATGGCAGAAATGGAGGATGCGGCGCATCCGGGCCGCCGTGCGACGTTCCGCGAGTGCGCAGATTTATTGCGCAGCATGGTGGCGGCAGACAGGCGGGATCAGGAACTGGAAGACCTGTTGCGCTCGGCCTGCGCCATTGCGGACCGAAAGGGCGCTGACACGGCTTGGGACCGTTTTGCGGCCAGCATCCATGCTCTCGGTCTGAATGGCATAACCGCGCGCACCTATCGCATCCTGCCATCCGACGAGCAGTAGTCGCCATCCAAAAAAGAAAAGGCCACGGGGAGTAAAACCGTGGCCTTTTCCTTTACCGCGTTACCTCTGCATGGTCCGTGTCACCGGCCATGCCCATCGGCAGATGAACGTCTGCCGCTGCGCCTCACACAACGTTCCCAGTTGTGATTCGATTCTCTATCCGGAAGTAATTCCCGTCAACAACTTTTTATCGCAGGCAAGAAAGCACGAGCCCGAAAACCAACAGGATTACGACGAAGGCCCATTCGCGCGCGGTCGGAGGCGCAGCGCGGCGGTTCGGGCAGTTGTCGCCCTGGTTGCAGTTCTGGTTGCAGCAATTCGGCGACTTCATGGCGCGGCCCGCTGGATGATGTCGGCCACGGCCGTACTGCGCACCTTCTCGGCTGCGACGGCGAGCATGTCGGCCAGCGTGACGCTTAATCCTGCCGCCATGCTTTCGACAATGCTGGCGGCTTCCTGCATGACTGCATCGGCAATGGCGGCGTCGCGCGTCTTGCGCTCGCCAATGGCGCGGTCGAATTCCTCGCGGCGCACGACTTGGCCGGCGTCGCAGGCGTGGCGCAGGGCCGCGTTTGCAACTTGGCGCCACCCCTCCGGAGGCACGTTCCCATTCATCTGCATGATTCGCGCCATATCGGCATGAGGCAGTTGTGTGGTCGGATAATTTGGCTCGGGCGGCTTGACGCGGTATTCGCGGTCAATGCTCCACTCAGGCATGTGGATGCAGTCGATCCAGACCGAAGTTCCCGGCGTGCGCCACTGGATGCGCGCGCCACCGGCCCACGCCTTAATAGATTCACAATGCATATGCGGTTTCATCTTTGGCGTTCTCCTTGTTGTGCTTATTGAAAAACAGCGTGAACAACTGGTCGGCTTCCACGTGGGCGGTCCACTCCTTGAGGAAGCGGCGGCGCGGCGCGCCTTCGGTGCTGTCCTTGAGGATGACATCGGGGTCGGTACCGATCTCCCAGCGCGTCACCGGGAATTTCTTGCCGTCGACGTCGACCGTATCCTGAATGCAGCGCACATGGCCGGCAGCGCGCAGGCGGTTCAGTGTGCCCGATGCCGTGTTGCGGATGATGCCAAGGTCGCGCATGATCTCCGACTTGAGGCAGCGCGGATTGTCGGCCACGTACTGGCGGACCTGCTTTGAAATGGTGTTCCCGCTGAATTCGGTCATGCTGCATGCTCCACTGCGTCCGCCTGCGCCTTTTCCTGTTCTTCCATGCGGTTCATCGAGTTGTACCAGTCCCAGCACGTGATCTCTGATAGCCGGTCGCGCATCCACTGCACCGTCGCGCGGGCGTCGGCCAGATCCTGTATATCCAGGCGCGCGCCGCGCGCCAGCTTGGCGCCGTAGGCCAGCATACCGGGCGGGACGTCGCCCCATCCGCGTTCCTCGGCTGTGAATTCGAACTGCCGGTGCAGTTCCATGCACGCGTCGACGACGGGCGTGTAGCACTGGTCGCGTTCGACCCACATGACCGCCTGACCGTCCTCGCTGAACAGGTGGCCGCCGGTCTTCTCGTGCTCGGCGAACATCCGATCGAGCGGCCCGAACGTCCAGTCCAGCACGTGGCGGTTCGTTGGGTGCCCGAGCGGCAGTTTGGTCAGGCGCAGGTTGCGGTCGCGCCGGTCCTGGTTGCGCTTGGCGCGTTCGACGAGGCCCGTTTCCATGCGTTCGACCATGCGCTGCGGCGTGCCGATGCCCTTCGGCGTCGGCTTACGGTTCGGTTTCTTGTTGCCGGCCATCATTCCCCCTTGCTGAAAAAATTCTTCGCCAACCAGTACGGCCACGTGACCGTGACCGCCAGCATGGCGCCCGTGACGATCAGCCCGGCGACGAACGAGATCACCCATGCCGGGCCAGGGATGTCCTCGTACCAGTCCGGATCTTTGTTCAGGAAGTTGAGGAAGCCGGCCACCTTGGGCAGCGAATAGAACACACCCATGAGAGTGTAGGCGGCGAGGTAGTCGCCGGCGTTCATGCGGCACCGCCAGTGCCCAGCATGGCCTTGTCGAACACGATGCTGCGGCAGTAGCGCCCGCCGTCGTGTCCCAGCACCACAAAACGATGATGCGGAATCGCCGTCGTGAACGACCACGGGAAGCCGTGCATACCCCATTCCGCATCGATCAGGAACGATAAGCGCTTGCGGTCGTAGTAGGCCGCGCGGTCATCGTCGGACACGTCATCCGGGTCGGGCAGGATTCCTTCGGCGTCCAGATGGATCGTGCCACCGTCCTCGATCTCGATCTGGTCCTGAATGGCGCCGAAAAATTCGACAGTTCGTTTATCGATACCGATCACGACGACCAGTCCGGCGCGCTCGGCCGTGCTGTTCAGTTCGGATGGGAAGTCGCCCAGGTCCATGCCATCGAGACGGCGGGCCAGTTCATTCGCTTTCATAATTCATTCTCCATTCGTTTCGTTTTCTCGGACCACTCGATGCCATGGTGCGCGCCCCACGCGTACGTGCATTCGATCAGGTCCGCCATCTGCCAGCTATCCAGGCTGCGCGAGGGCACGGGCCGCACCGGGAACGGATCGGTATCGCCGGCGCCGTAGGCTTCGATGCGAACCTCGCGCACGTACAGCGCGATGAAGTAGCGCTTCCACGCTTCCAGCGCCAGCGCGCGGCGCCAGGGCGCCAGCACGATCTCGTTCGCCACGTCGCGCACCAGCGCATGGAACAGCCGGTTCTGTGGGCTGGTGCGCGCGCGCATGCGTTACGCCTGCTCGGCCAACTTGTCGTAGGCGCGCGCGAAGTTGATCAGGGCCAGTCGGTCCAGCGCCCCCTTTGCCGACATGCCGAACTGCTTCATCATCAGTTCGATGATGTCGTCGTCGGTCGGGCCGGCATCGGGTTCCGGCTCCACGCGCATCGGCTCCTGCACGACGGCGCCGATGGGCTCCGAAACCGCATCGCCTTCCGGCGTCAGGTCGATGCCGATGATGCGCGTGACTTCCCGCGTCGGTTCGTACTGCACCGGATCGGGTTCCGGCACGGCCGGCACCGGCAACGCATCCATCAGGTTTTCCAGCAGCGGGATCACGGCGTCGCGCGCCATCCTGGCCATTGCCGTCATGGCGCCGAAGTCGCCGGGGTTGAACGTCACGGCTTTTTTCATCGCGGCTTCGATCGCGTCGGGGTTGCGGTCTTCGCCGGCTGCCTGCAGCGCGGCGGCCAGACCCTGGATCTCCATGATCGCGGCCATCTGTTCCTGCTGGCGGGCCAGCGCTGAGGCGGCGGCTTCCTGCTGGGCGCGCATCTCGGCCATCTGGCGCTGGCGCTCGGCTTCCGCTGCACGCTCGGCTTTCTCGCGCTCGGCCTGCTCGGCGCGCAGGCGCTCCAGTTCCGCACGTTCCTCGGCGGCACGGCGCTGCGCGGCTTCGAAGTTCAGCGCCTTTTCGTGCAGATCACGCAGAGCGTCCACCGTGGCGTTCAATGCGTTGATCGCATCTTCCAGGTGTTCGTCGTACATGCCCGGTTCGAGGCGCTTGGCGATCAGTTCTTCCAACTTGGCGGACACGGTTGCCGAATCGGCCGACACCAGAGATGTCGGGATGTTGCGGATGTGCGCGATGCGCTGCTCGATCGCCTCGATGCGTGCACGCTCGGCGGCGATCTTGGCCTGCTTCTCGGCTTCGACGCGCGCCTCTTCGTCCTTGATCTGCTGGTCGAAACGCTGCTCGTGCGGCACGACTTCGGCCGTCAGTTCCTTGGCCACTTCGTCGACCTTCCGACCGGCTTCGATGATTGGATTTTTCGCTTCCTTGCGGGCGTTCTCGATGCCGGTGCGAATGTCGCGGAACGATGCGCGCAACGCCTTGGCTTCCTTCATGCCGGCCGTGGTCGTGATGTCGAATTCCGCTTTCTTGGCGGCGCGCTTGGCGGCGGCCAGTTGCAGTTTGAAGGACTCCAGCGCGGCGGCCGCGTACTGCGTCGGGTTGAACGTGGCCAGCGCGTTGTCGGTCTTGACTTCCGTGATGGCGCCGTCGATGGTGTTGTTGTCGGTGTTCGTGTTCATGTGAGGTCGCTTTCAGATTTTGATGGTGCGGTTGATGGAGTTCTTCAGGTCGAGATAGGCGATGTTCGCCTCGGCCAAGAATTTCTTGACTTCGCCTTCCAGGTACTTGATTTCGCTCGGGCGGCGCTCGATGCGCTGCACGTACAGGTCCAGCGGGTCCGGCAGGGCCGGGTCGTACGAAATAAAATCGATCCAGTCCAGGTCGAGCACCCACAGGTTGCCCTGCGTCTGCGCGGCGTGGATGTCGGGCATGCCGCTGGCCAGCGTGCGCACGTGGATGCCGCTGTTGAACGGCGACTTGATCTCGATGCCGCCGCGCTCGCTCGTGATCAGGCCGTCGCTGCTGGCGCCGCACCATTTAATCCTGTCGTGCACGGCGAAGCCGACCTGCTTGACCATGCGCCCGGTGCGGACCATGTAGGCGCGGCGCGCCATGTCCTCGGCATCCGTGCCCCACGCCTTGGCGACGCCGCCCGTGTCGCGCATCGGGCCGCCGATCAGGCGTTCGGCTACCAGTTCCCACATGTACGCTTCGCGCGCGCCCTTGCCGGCGAGGATGTCGCCGAAGCGGCTGGCGGTGGCGTGGCCGGCGCGGTACGTATGCCACGCGTCCGAGCCCTGCACGCAATCAAGGAAGAGCGGCATTTATTGGCCCTCCTTACTTTCGAATTCCCGGCGTTCGAATTGATCGCAGCGCTTCTGCAGTTCTTCGAGCACCGGCCCGAGCTTCGTGCGCTTCTCGCCGTTGATCGACTTCCAGAACGTTTCGAATGCGGCACGCCCCTGGTCGGCGGCGGCGCGCGCGTCGGCCAGTAGCGCGGGCTCGGCTTCCCTGCGCGCCTGCTGGCGCTGGGCGGCGACGTCTGCCGGGCGTGGGGTTCGGCGCATGTCACGCGCGGCCTGGCGCAGTTCGGCGCGTTCCTCGCCCGTGACGCCCGCGCCGTCATCGTCATCGCCGTCCTCGACGGCTAAGCCGGTGATCGCCAGCAGCGTATAGCGCTCAAGGTATTTCACGGCGCTGCCGATCGCCTGGATGCTGTTCTTGCCGCCCGACTGGTCGGCGCCGGCCGACAGCACGGTGTTTTCGCTGTGGCCCAGCGCGTGCGTCAGCGTGCACGACACCACGATGCGGCCGTCGGTCTGCGCCGTCGTCCAGTTGTGGCTGATGCCGACTTCGGCCAGCGCGCCCACGACCGCGTTGCACACGGCGGCCAAGTCGGCATACTGGTAGCTGTACAAGTCGCGCCCTTCCTTCTGCATCTTGGCGGTTTTGTTCTTGATGATGGCCGGCGGGTTTTTCTTGAACTGCGTCATGGCTTCGACGTACGCCTGCCGCGCCTCGATGGCGCGGGTGCGCTCCATCAAGGAAATCAGCTTGTCCAGTTGCTCGACGCTGGCGCCCTGCTGCACGGCCAGGCCGAGCATTTCGGCGGGGGATGTTGGGATGGCCGGCGCTGTAGGGCCGGAGCCAGAAGCGAGCAGACGCGACGCCTTGGCGCCCCTCCGAGCCGGTACGGGTGGCGCCAGATGATCCGGCGCGCGGTCTTCCATGAGATGGCCATTGCCATGCTCATCTACTTGCACATCTTTCATGTTATCTATCCTTTACCGGAGTCTATGCCCGGCCTGTGGGTGGATCGGTACAACGAGATTGCATCATAACGAACAGAAACCAGTTGCGCAAGAACTTTCATAAATTTTTGAAAGTGACTTCCAGGCAGCGTGTCTGCCGTGGTACAGTTCAGTCTTCATTGAAAAGAAAGGAGTTGCAATGTCAGCAGCAACCGAGCAGGACCATTTGGAATTCGTGCGCGAGCGATTGCGCACGATGTCGCGGTCGGACCTGGAGCGCGTGGCCGCTGCCGCCGGCATCACCTCGCGCACGCTGTACTACATGATCGAGGAAAAATTCGACGGCGCGCGCTACCGGACTGTGATGAACGTGCATCGCGTGATCACCGAAGCCGATAAGGCCAAGGGCCGGCGCAGGAAGAAAGCCGAGGCAGTCAAATGACCGTCGAATGCACGCATTGCGACGACACGGGCAGCCTGTCGAAAGACATTGAAGGCAGCACGGATTGCGTCTACTGCACCATCGCCGGCGAGCGCGCCGGGCTGGAAATCTGGGCGCTGCGCCACGGCCTGCGCGCGGGCATTGCCGACCTCTGGCTGATCTACCAGCACGGCCGTAATCGCGGGCTGGATTATGCGGCCGACATCTGCGAGGCCATGAACGATTCCAGTGGCGACGCGGCGGCGTATGACCAGCGCGAGCAGAACAACCACGAACTGGAACGCGAAGGCGCCATCAGCGCGTGCGTGGCCGCTATCCGCGCGAAGCGCGGCAGTAAAAACTAAAAGAAAGGGTGACATGAAATCGTTCAAGCAGATGCGCCTGTCCGGCGAATTGATCCGCGCCGACGCGGAGAAGATGGATTACTACAACCTTCACATCGAATCCGGCTTCAACCCCGCCGGCCGCAACGAAGAAGATGACGAGGACGACGACGAACTGTATGCGTACATCGTCAAGCACGGCCCGATGGCGCTGCCGCAGTTCGAGGTCCGCCCGCGCGAACAGGGCGGCGCATGGATCGTCGACGGGCATCGCCGCCACAAGCAGATCGGCCGCGCGATTCAAGCGGGGGCCATCGCGCCAGACAAAAAGACCGGCCTGCACCTGATCCCGGTGCGCCAATTTACCGGCAACGACCTGGCGCGCCTTTACCGCGTCAAAACCAGCAACAAGAACAAGCCACTGTCTCCGTTGCAGTTCGCCGAACTGTGCCGCCGCGCGCGCGACGGGTTCGGCCAGAGCATCAAGGACATCGCCGAGGGCATGCAGTGTTCGGAAGCGGCGGTCCAGCAGGCGCTGGTGCTGGCCAGCGCGAACCACGATGTGCACCAGTTGGTGAAGGCCGGCGCGGTATCGAAAACCACGGCCGTGAAAGTCGTGCGCAGCAAAGGCGAGGCGGCCGGCGCCGTGCTCAAGGAAGCACAGCATGCCGCAAGCCTGCAGGGCAAGAGGAGGATCACGGCCAAGCAGATCGAGGGCAACACCCCGGCCGACCTCGTGCGTGCGATCCAAAAGGACATGGAAAGCGGCGGCACGTTCAAGGCAGAGGATCTGGCGCCGAAGTTCGCGCCGCTGATATCCTACCTGCGCGCATCGGGCGCCCGCAGCGCATGAGCCGCGCCACCACCAAGACATGCGCAAGCTGCCGCGAATTCCCGCTGGCGGCCAGCATGAAGACGCAAGGGCGCGCGCAGTGCGGCGCCTTCCAGCGGCCCGCCGACTGGAACGACGTCATGTGCGTGTTGTACAACCCGGCGTCGAACCTGGACGAGCGGCGCCGGATGGTGGAGCAACTGCGCGCGACAGATCGGAGTTCAACATGAAGCGTGGCGCCCCGCTGAAGCGCTCCACGCCGCTCAAGCAGGGCGGCAAGGAGATGAAGCGGTCGCCGATGTCGCGCGGCGCCAGCACGCTCAAGACGACGGCGCCGCTGGCGCGCGCGGCGGGACCGATGAAAGCGCGGAGCAAGACCAACAGCACGCCGCGGCCGAAGACGGGCGAAGCGGAACTGTGCCGCGGCCAGCCGTGCTACCTGCAGGTGCCGGGCGTGCACGCGCACCCGGTCGACACCGTCGTGCCCTGCCACAGCAACCAGGCGCGCCACGGCAAGGGGAAAGGCATCAAGGCGCACGACAAGTACACCGTGCCCGGTTGCATGCACTGCCATGCAGAAATTGACCAGGGCAACCGTTTTACACGCGAGGAAAAGTTCAGCATCTGGGACAACGCCTATGCGCGATGGGAGCCGGTACGCGACGCCATGCGCTGATCGACACCCAGCAGCACCGGCCCGCCAGCGCGGGCTTTTTTACCACAGTGTAATTGAGTTAAATTAAAATACGTTTTGACAGATTCAACAAATACGACATATCATCAAACATTAATAACAGGAGGAAATAATGCCCAGGAAACGCACAGACGAAGTACCAATGCCCGAGCAACTGGCCGCCGAGCGCGCTGGTCAAGAAGCGCTGTTCGAGTTCTTCCAGAGCCGCATCGGGCGCCAGAAGGCGATCTCGGCAGTCAGCGGTATCGACGCATCGATCCTGTCGCGCATGGCGCGGGGGCACGCGACGATCAGCCTGGAAAACTCGATCGCGCTGGAAGTCGCATCGAATGGCGCCCTGCGCGCCGAGGTGCTGTGCCCATCGCGGGCCGATGTCCTGAAACGGTTCATCAGCCAACGTACCACGCACGCCGAGGTGTAACGTGGCCAGAGCACGCAACATCAAACCCAAGTTTTTCCAGAACGAGGAACTGGCAGAGGTGCCCGCACTGGGCCGCCTGCTTTTCATCGGCCTCTGGACGATCTGCGACTTCCGTGGCTGCCTGGAATACCGGCCGAAAAGGATTCGTGCACAACTCCTGCCCTACGACGAATGCGATACGGAATCGCTCCTGAATAATCTGGAAAAATCCGGATTTATCCAGATCTATTCCGTCATGGGACAGCGCTACATCAAGATCGTAACGTTCGAGCGCCACCAGACGCCGCACAAGAACGAGAGGGACGCTGGGACCGATCTTCCAGACATCACGGAAAAAGACCCTGAAATCAAGGACTTGAATGGAATCGAGAAAAATCCGGATAAAGACGGAACTACTCGTGCTTCTTCCCTCTTCCCTCTTCCTGATACCCCTATCCTGAATCCGGATACCCCCAAGCCGGATTCAGGGCAAGCGATCGTCGTCCATGCGGACGACCCCGAGTCCAAGGAAAGTAAGGTTGAGAAGAAGATGGCGATCATCAAGCGCATCTTCGCTTATTGGCAGGAAGTTATGTGCACCGACAGCGCTATGGATGCCAAACGGCAAGGCTATATCGAAAAAGCACTCAAGAATTACAGCCCGGAAAATGTTTGTGAGGCAATCCGTGGCTGCGCAATGACGCCTCACAACATGGGCATCAATGAACGCAACACGAAATACAACGGCCTGAACGTGATTCTCAAAGACGCCGATAACATCGACCGTTTCATCCGTACAGCCCGCGCGAACCCGAATGGTGCCAAAGTTGGCACCGAGCAGACCGAGGAAGAGCGTTTGGTCGAAATCCGGGCCGCGCTGGACCGAATGAACGGCTACCCGTCGGCACCGTCCGACGATCCAAACATCATCGATATGGAGATGCCTGATGCGTAACACTGACCTGCCGGAGTTCACCCGCCTGCTGGGCGACTTCTTGATGGGCTATGGCAAGCCCCGGCCCGACGCCGAAACGATCGCGTTCTGGTTCAAGTCACTGGCGCCATTCTCGCCGGCGACCATCGGGCAGGCATTCACCGCCTACGCTCAGGAACGGCCCGACTTTGCGCCGACACCGAACGGCATTGCCGCGCGCTGCCGCCTTATGGATGGCCGGCCGGATGAAAACGAAGCATGGGCGGTTGCCCTGTCCGGCCGCGATGAGAGAGACAGCGTGCTCTGGACGGCCGAGATTCAGGAAGCGTTTGCCCTGTGCCGGCCAGTGCTGGACACGGGCGATGAGGTTGGCGCGCGCATGGCGTTCAAGGATGCCTATACGCGGCTGGTGCAGGTGGCGCGCATCAATGGGAAGCCGGCGAGTTGGTCGGTGTCGGAAGGATGGGATGCCGAGCGCCGACAGCTGGTTGTCGCGCGCGCCGTACAAGCCGGATTGCTGGCCGCGCCGCCCGCGCACTTGGCGCTGGCCTACGAGGGCGATGCGACATCGGGCCGCCCCGAGGGGTTGCAGAAATTGCTGGAAGAGTGCGCGCACATCCTGCACCAGCCCGTCGAGCCGGCGCCGCAGATCGACGAGCGCGACATGGTCCTGCGCGAAGAAGCCGCGCAAAAGGTACGCGACTACGAAGCACGCATCGCCGCCGAGGGAAGAAAGTCGATTTATTTTGATCCTGACAAGGAATCGTGATCATGAACCTTTTCCATGAAGCGGCCGACCGCGATCCCGCCGTCACTCAATCTGGACGAGACTATCTCGCATGGGCCAAGCGCTTCGTATGGCGCGCCGAGATGGGAGATAAGACCCTGATGCCGATCCAGGTGCAGTTTGCGCGCCAGGCGCTCGGCATGGACCCCAACGACAAAAAATAACGAGGTGGCATCCATGCACTACCCACTGGAAAACAGCGGCGCCGCGGCCCGTGTCGAACTGCTGGTCGACATCGCCATGACGCCGAACCACCCGGACATGATCAAGC